CTTGTTGAATATCCTGATGTGACCGTTGTCTGTGAGCGCTTTATCATTAACGCCCAGACTGCTAAAAAGACACAGGCTCCCTACAGCCTTGAGCAAATTGGCATTCTTAAGCAATGTCTTATGGACGCAGGAAGAAAGGCAGATGATGTTATCTTCCAGTCACCTTCCGACGCCAAGGCGATGTTTGATAATCCTAAACTTAAGAAGCTAGAATACTGGTTTGTTGGCGGTGACGGACACGCACTCGATGCGATACGACATGCCCTTCTTCAGTGTGTAAAGCTCGGATGGATCCCTAGAAGGCTCCTACAATAAATAAAGTAGATACTAAGCAGAAATGATAAACATTTTCTGTTAAATCCTGTTAGTATAGCGAAATAATGACGAAAGGAACGACAAACAGTGCCAGTTGACGTAGAGCTTGATGAATCAGGCAAGCACGTAGTTATCAATACTGAGTGGCGTCTTAAGGAACTTTGCAAGAGTATTCCAGGAGCAAAGTGGGATGCAAAAACTCAGGTTTGGAACGTGCCTACAAGTTGGGCAACATGTTTAGCGTTACGCAGTACCTTCAAAACTGACCTTCAAATTGGCCCTAGATTGACCGCGTGGGCAACCAACGAAGTTACCACACGTATTACCCCAGCGAACACTTTGCGTGACCTAGAAACCCTGGAAGAGGGCAACGAGGACCTGTTTCCCCACCAGCGCGCAGGCGTTAAATTCCTATCAGTAGCCCGTAGAGCATTACTTGCCGATGAGCCTGGTCTAGGTAAAACAGCGCAGGCAATTAGAGCACTAAAGAAGCTTCAAGATGACGGGGAAGAAGTATTCCCTGCGCTTATCGTATGCCCTAACACATTGAAAAAGAACTGGAAGCGTGAGTTCGACATGTGGTGGCCTGGAGTTGATGTAGAAGTTATTAAAGGTTCAGCTACCGCACGTCGCAAGATCTTTGAAAACGAAGCTGATGTGTATGTTATTAACTGGGAGTCCTTGCGCTCACATTCTCGTCTTGCGTCCTACGGGTCTATTGCCCTTGCGCGGTGTCAGGAGTGCGGCGGGCATGATGAAAAGGTTACTGTAAATCGCTGTGAGGTTCACAAGCGCGAGCTTAACATGATTGATTTCAAGTCTGTCGTCGCAGATGAGATCCACCGCTCTAAGGAGCCAAAATCAAAGCAATCTCGTGCCCTATGGGCTGCAACAGGAGATGCAGATATTCGTTTTGCACTAACAGGCACGCCTATTGCCAACAACGTATTAGACTTATGGTCAATCCTTCACTGGTTATCACCTGAAGAGTGGCCAAGCAAGACACGTTGGGTTGACCGTATGGTTAACGTTATGTTGAATGCCTTCGGCGGCATGATGGTGTTAGGCGTAAAGCCTCACATGGAGGAGGAGTTCTACGCAACTGTAAATCCTCGCATGCGTCGTATGCTTAAGGCAAAGGTATTGCCTTGGCTTCCTGAAATGATGTTTGAACGTCGCGATATTGAAATGTCTACTAAGCAAAAGAAAGCTTATGACCAGATGCGTGACACTATGATTGCAGAGCTTGAAAACGGCGAGGCAATTACCGCGCCTTCAGCACTAACACAGACAATCCGTCTGCTTCAGTTTGCAAGTTCTTACGCAGAAATGGATGTAAACGAGGAAACTGGAGAGATGCGTGCAATTCTTGCCGAGCCTTCGTGCAAGGTTGATTCTCTTATGGACGATATCTCAAACGGTGACTTTGGCGATGACTCAGTTGCGGTTTGCGCTGTATCACGACAACTTATAGATTTACTTAGTGCAGAAATGACTAAGGCTAAGATTCCACATGGTCTCATCACTGGCGCCCAGGATGAAGATGAGCGTCAACAAGCAGTTGACGATTTCCAATCCGGCAAGATCAAGTGGATACTTTTTACAGCACAGGCTGGCGGTGTTGGAATTACACTTACTGCAGCTCGTCGTTTAGTAATGTTACAGCGTCCGTGGTCACTTGTAGATCACAAGCAGGCACTTGACCGTGTGCACCGTATTGGATCTGAAATTCATGACTCGATTATCGTCACAGACTACGTCACAGATGGCTCCATCGAGGAAAGAGTTATTCAGGTCCTGTCAACTAAGGCTGATAACTTTGAACAAATCGTAAAGGACAAGGATAAGCTTCTCTCACTACTCAAAGACGATAAGGCAGGAAAACTATGACCGATCCAATAAGAATCTCAAACTCGGAGATTCAAACCTTCAAGGACTGCCGCAGACGATGGTGGCTTAGCTACTACCGTCGCCTTCAACCTAGAACTCAGCAGATGACTGGTGCTCTTGCACTTGGATCTCGTGTTCACGAAGCTCTTGATATGTACTACGGCAAAGGTATTCCACTTCTTGAGGCTCACTCTGAACTTGTTGCAAAAGATAAGCTCATTCTTGAGGAATCATTTCGCGATACCTACGATTTAGACTCTGAGGCAGAGCTTGGACGCATTATGCTCGAGGGTTACCTTCAATGGGTAGATGAAAATGGAATTGACGCAGAACTAGAGATGATTTCTACTGAAGAGATCATCGAGATGCCTTTGCTTAACGGTGAGGTTATCCTTCAAGGTAAGATTGATATGCGTGTTCGTCGCAAGGCTGACGGAGTGCGCATGTTTAGAGACTTTAAGACAGTCGGCGGCTCATTTACCGACTTCTCTGCCATGGCGCACATGAACGAACAGATTCTTACTTATATGATGCTTGAAACAGCGCAAAATAAAGAAGGTGAACGCTCTGAAGGCGGAATCTTTACTATGCTTAAGAAGGTTAAGCGCTCTGCAAATGCAAAGCCTCCTTTCTATGAGCAAATTGAGGTACGACATAATGTTTTTGCCTTGCGCTCGTTTTGGCAACGTATCCACGGTGTTTTAACAAACATGATGGACGCACGTAAGGCGCTTCAAGAAGGTGGAGATCATCGTTTTATCGTGTACCCTAGTCCTTCGCGCGACTGCAAGTGGAAATGCTCATTCTTCTCAATATGTCCGATGTTTGACGACGGTTCAGCAGCTGAAGCTGCACTTGAAGACGCGTTCCAACCTTCGGATCCATATGCCTATTACGGCGTTGAAGAGAAGAAGGGTAACGCTTAATAATGTTACAAACAAACAAAGAGATGAAAGGAAACAGTGATGTCTGACGTACAACGTTCGTTGACAATCATGGTTTACGGCGAATCAAAGGTTGGTAAATCAACCTTCGCAGTAACCGCACCATATCCGCGTCTCATGCTTGACGTTGAGGGTGGGCACAGATTCCTACCTATCACCGTTAAGTATTGGGACCCTATTAGAGAAGAACCTCCAGTTGCTGATGGCACCTGGGATACTGTAGTCGTTAACGTTCGCGACTACGATGTTGTTCTCAAAACATTCCAGTGGTTACAAACTGGAAAGCATCAGTTCAAGTCACTTATCATTGACTCTATCTCTGAACTTCAAGTGAAGTGCATGGATTCAATTGCAGGCACTGAACAAATGAAGATGCAACAATGGGGCGAGCTACTTCGTCACATGGGTGCGCTATTGCGTGATCTGCGTGACTTAACAATGCACCCTACACAACCATTAGAAGCTGTTGTATTGACTGCTATGGCACGCCCTGGAGCAGACGGTCGTTCACGTCCGTACCTACAGGGTCAGCTTGCAATTCAAGCACCTTACTTCTATGACATCCTTGGCGCAATTACAGTAGAAACGTTTCCTAATCCGGACCCACTGCAATCACCGTTTAAGGCACGTCGTATGTACGTAGAACGCACAGACGAATACGAAGCAGGCGAGCGAGTACAAGGTCGACTTGGAAAGATCGTTGAACAAGAAAACCTTGGAATCGAACGCATGCTTGACATGATTTTCGGTCCAAGTGTACCAGCAGTAACACCACCAACAACTAAGTCAGGAGAATAAACCAGATGAGTTCACTCAATTGGGGCGATCTTGTAAAAGACGCCGGAGATGTAGGCAGTTTCGAACCACTACCAGATGGTGACTACGATCTCGTAGTTCAGGAAGCTGTTGCAAAGGTTTCACAATCAGGCAAGACTATGTTCTCGCTTAAAGCACAGGTCCAGGGCGGCGCACATAACAAGCGTCTTGTTTGGGATAACTTAGTTGTTACTCCAGAATCACCTGCTGCTCTTGGTATGTTTTTCCGCAAGATGGCAGCTCTCGGTCTAGGCCGTGAGTTCTTTGCAACCAGTCCTTCTAACGCTGCAATCGAGCAGGCAGTTAAGGGTCGCGCATTTCGTGCA